GAGGGGGAAAAAAGGGGGTGGCGGGGCGTTTGTGCGCCCCTTGGGTTGGTATGTCAGGAAGCGGGCGTCGTCGTCACATCCTGAATATTGGACGGCGTGGCCTGGTACTGACCCTTGTAATCCATCTCAAATTCAAACTGCGCGGACGCCACCGCGGTTGTGTGTTCCGGGTCCTGCAAGAGACGCAAGGCGCCATGCCCGATGTAGGTAAGAAATATCTCGCCAATATCGTTCTGATACCACAGCTGCAGGTAACCTTCGATTTTGTTGTCGCCGCCATGCCCGATAGCAACGGCTTCCTTTCCGTTTGCCGGGGCCCCGCCCAGCGCAAAAGAGAGCTGGAAGTATTCCGGGGACATGTCCGGCGTCGTGAAAGTCATGCGCTTCCCAGTGGTGGTATTCTTGCGCTGGACGCGGTAACCAAGAGGACCGCCATAGAAGCGGGTGACTTCTCCTTCCACCTGCGTAGCTACGGATTGGAACGCACCCAGCAAGCCAAAGCTCACCCAGGGGAATGCGGGGCCTGCCGTCGGATCGACGGGAGGCGCAGTAGGAGGCTCCGGGAACTGATAAGGTCCGGTAACGTAGGAGGCGCCGCCTTCCTCGGTCACCTTGATGCCGTCAGGGAGAAAAATCGCCAGGACGCCCGTAATCTGCGGAGTCACATTGCGATTGCTGTAAGTAGGGTCGTAAGTATTAGGCCTGATGCTTGAATGGGTTTAATAAACGATGGTTGCCTTGCCGTCGGCCTCCAGCTTTTCAGCTAAAGCCTTCGTAACAGATATTCTGGCTTTTGGCAAGAATATGGAGTTTCCTACCCTGGTTTTTTTCAGGATAATGACGTTGGTGTCGATGACGGCGGCCTGCTCCGTCTTCTTGTCCGGTTCTGTGTTGGAGGTATTTGCTTTGCTCATTTGAGTTCAACCAGGTTGAGGGTTTTCAGAGCTTCCGCGACGGGCGAGGGAAGTTCCAGGGTATCGGTTTTCATGAAGAGGCTGATGACCAGCCCTCCATCCAGTTCTGTTTTCGTGCTGACGACGCGGACGGTCACCTTGTCCTGGTGATCCCCCTGGTCTTTTTGCTGTTTATTTTTTGGCGTTCTGCTCATGGAATTCCGTTTTGGTTCGTATGTTGATATTGATCGGGACGCGGTAGTCCACGGTCAAGACGTTCATTTGCCTCTTCTCTCCGTCGATAATCCCGGAAGAGGCAAAGCGCCCCTTGATCTTGGGCTTCATCATGGCGGGCGCGGGAAACGGAAGTGGATTCCAGTTCCACAGGGCATGCTCAATCACGTCGCCCACGGCGCGCAAATAGTAGGCCGGCGTCAGGCATTCCTCCGGGAACAGGGCAGCGTTGTGATAGATGGCTACAATAATGAAATACTGCCTCCACATGGTAGGTTCCGCCGTCTGCCCGTGTCCGTCCTGGTATTCATCCGCATCCCCGGGACACACCAGCACCACGCCGTTATTCCCCATTGCAGACATGATGATGTCATTGGCGGCATACTCCGGATCAAAGGGCGCGTCAAAGATGTGGCAGCTCAATTCCTTGCTGCTTTTGAGCCGCTCAATGATGCGGCAGCTCATGGTCTGGTCAATGGAGGGGATCATGATTCGTTTCCGATTTGGGTGAGGTATGTTTCCGCGGCGCGCTGCGCCATTTGGTCCATCGTCGGCAGGATGCCAGGAGTAGGAGCAATCGTTACTTCCCGGCACAGGATATAGAGGACGTCTCCTGTTTTCGTTCCTTTGCTGAAAAGCTTGCGGGCCGCTTTCTTCCCGGTGGAGGACTGGGCTGTCTTGAGAATCAGGACACCGGTTACATTTCCATTCCGTCCTCCATTTTTGGAGGGGATGAATTGCAAGTCCTCTTTGCGGAAGCCTGCGCTGTAAATGCTTCGGGTCCCTCCATGCCCTCGTGGCGCGTTGATGGTGGGGATGGCGAGGTTCTGAATCGGCTTGCCGGTGACTTCCGAAGTGCGTCCGGTGGGCCGCAGCGGGCCGCCCAGGTAGCCCTGCGTGCCTATCCAGTGCAGGCCGATGCCGCGCCAGGCAATGGAGACGCTGACGCCTTCGGCGGTTTCTTCCATGCTGGTGGCGTCCGCCGCGGCGTCGTAGTAGTCCTTGCCCTGCTGGCGCAAGGTTTGCTGAATCATCAGACTGAGGGCAACGCCCGCCTTGCGGATGGCGGTCTTGTGCAGGGCGGCGGACGGCGCCATGTCGGCAAACGCGCGGTTAATCGCGGATTGGTCGATGTGGACGGTTACAGCCATTTGACGGGTAAAACGTAAGGGGTTGACAGTTCCACATTGAGGGCTCCGGCGACGTCTTCCACTTTCCTGACGTGCCCGGAGGTAATGGGATAGGTGAATTCCCCCTCTTCCTTTGGGGAAACGGGGATATACTGGCGGGAGGACGCGGCGGCCACGTCTGCGGGCCGGGCGTACCAATCACCTTCCGGCTCGGAAGCCAGACGGTCCAGCAGGCGGTCGAGGTAAAGTGATGCCAGCGTTCCGGCCACGGCTCCCCCGGCTGCCGCCAGACGGAACGCCTGGGCCTGGCGCAAGGGGATCTCTTCTGGGAAATCCCCGGACAGGACTTCCGCCAGTTCCGCGTCCGTGTAAGGGCGCGTCCCGTTCGGGTCGGTGTAGGTAAAGGTGGTATTGCGGTCGTTCTCGGTTTTAACACGCACGGCGTCTTTCAGGATGCGGCGGATCTTCTTTTTATTGGCGTTCGTGATACTTATAGTATTGCTTTCCAGAGTGGCGTTGAAGCTGGCGGGAGCGAGACGGACGCGGGAAACCTCCAGTCCGGCCGCGCGGGCTTCTTCGGCTCCCACGGGGGCAATGTTCATGCCGGAAAGGTAATCGAAGGGAGGATAAGGCGTTCCGAAGCGCGAGAGGCGAATCCAGATGTCGGAGGCCGCCAGGGCGTAGCCGACGGTTTCGCCGCGGATGAAACCAGAAGAAACTGCCTCCGTGGCTTCTTCTTCCAATCCGGCTCTGGCCCGGTTCCAGCGTTCGGCCCAGTAGCGGGGATCTTCCCGGCCCTGGGAGCGGTAAAATTTGAAGGCGGCCGTACTGTCGTCCTGTGTCCAGTTGTACCAGTTCCGGTAGCCGTGCGCCATGGCCGCATTGGTTTCCATGACGACCTGGATGCGGAGCCAGGATGACAAATCCTGAATGCCGCCCTGCCCCGTTGCCGGCGGTCGGTAGCCCTGCTGGCGCAGGGTTTCGCGGATGGACTGCTGCGCCTCTTCATAGCTCAGGGCGCCGGAGGCGACCTTCCCCGCCTTTTCCTCAAAGTCGGACAGGATAACGCCGGGCTCCACGCCGGACACGAAAAAGGCGCGTTCGGCGTAGTCGTTGGCGATCATCTCCATCTGGGCGGCGGTCATCATCGGTAGGTGCTTCTCATGGGGTTGAACCAGGGGCGCTGAGTGAAGCGCGGCATCATGTAGGCGGGGTCCGCCGGGGCGGCGCCGTCTACGCTTTCCGGCAGCATTTCGCCTCGTGCATAGCGGGCCAGCATCTCATCGGCCGATTCAGCGGCTTTCTGGCGCGTTTCGGTCAGGTTGATCTGGTAGCGCAGGTAAAGCTGCCGGATGATCAGCGGCCACGCCAGGGAGCGCATGCTCTGCGGGATGTCGTACATGCCGCTATTCTGGAGCGATTGCCGCAGGGCGAGGTTGTTGGCCAGCGCCCCGCGGATGGCCATGCAGACATCGTTGACCGCCTCCATCATGACGTCCCGGTAGTCCAGGCTGCGCAGCTCCCCGGCTTTCACCAGGGCGTCGCGCTCCGCAGTGTTGAGGCCGAGGAGTCGGTCGGCTTCATCCGTAGTGATGGTGGACCAGGCGGGAAAGGCGGACATGATGGAGGCGGGTTGGGTGGGTTAAGCCGTGGCCGTCGCGTCGATGCGGACGATGGCGGACGGGTTGGTCAGCTTGGTCAGCGAGTAGACGCGGTTGGTTACCAGCGTCAAAGCGGGCGTCGGCTTGTATTCCGTGATGACTTCGCGGCGGAGCTTGCCGGACAAACCAAACGTCTTGATGGCAGAGGCGTCGAACTGCGTCGGGGAGTCTTCCTTGTACAGGACATAGACTTCGTTCTCCATGATGGTCTTGGCGTCGCCGGAAGCGTCGCGGTAGGGCATGGCTGCGATGTAAATATCCCTGATAGGCCGAATCAGCGCATTGCGGAGCAGGTCTTCGTTGAAGAGGCCGACACTGTTGAATGACACCACCTGTCTGGCAATGGGGTTGGCTCGCAGGAGCTGCCAGGCGTTGATGCCAAAGACGATGGTGTTAGGCATGTGTCCAGTCGCCGCATTGATGGACAGGATGGCATTATCCAGATCCGTCAGCGGATTCTTCTGTTCGTTGGCCCAGTCCCCGTAACCGGCTGCGGCAGGCAACTGGCTGGTGATGAGCTTGGCGCGTTCATATTCATACGAGGTCACAAACTGTGATTCGATGAGCTTGTATTCCGCCAGGGTGATAGCCTGCGCCTTTTCGCGGTTGACGCCCAGCAAGGCGTCCGGAATCGGCAAGGTTAAGCCGTACCCCTGAAGGGTGTCGGTTTCGTTCCTGCCGCGCAGGACGGTCTGGCGGGGAGGTTCGCCCGGTCCCACCTGGATCGGCTGGACCGTAAAGGCAGATTCCGTGTCCCAGACCTTGTACTGGAAATTGAGGTCGTAAACCGGGACGATCGGCGCGATGCGGCTGATAATGGAGTTCTCTTCGGTGTTCCCGGAGCCGGCTGAGTAGGCGGTCAGGACATCGGTGAACTGGACGGCTGAGCAAAATGGAGTAGCCCTTGTTTTTTGGTCTTTCTATTGGTTGGGGTTGATGTTACGCAGCCGCGACCTGGTAGGAGGGGACGAAGCCGATTTCCACCATGCCCTGTTCCCACTGGGCGTGAATCACGCGGGCATAGACGGTTTCACCGCTGGCGGCGGCCTTCCATGCTCCGTTGGCCGTGATGGTGAGGGGCGTTCCGGCGTTGATCGTGCCCGGCGTGTCGGAAAGAGCCGCCTTGATCAGGCCGGCGTACATGCCGACGAGGGCGGCGACGCAGGTTCCCTGGTTGGGCTGCCCTTGCAGGACTACGCCGAGCAGCTGTGTCTGCGTAGGGATGGCGGACAACGGCGTCCCGATAAACTCGGGGATGTCCGGGTTGGCGGTCAGCGCCACGACGGTTCCTTCCTGTCCGCACAGGTCAACACCCTCCGGGGTGTTGAAATAGACGATGGCGCTTTTCTGGGTTACATTGAGTGATGGCATTGGTTTGTATCAGGTTGGGGTTATCGTTCGGAGGTTACAATGTAGCCTTCTTCGGTGGCTTTCTGGAAGGCGTCGTACCGCTTCATGCCGCCCTTCATTAATTCGTCGACGCGGTTCTGGAATCCGTCGATGGATTCCTTCTTGCGGAACGGATTGGGCGGCGCCTGGGTAGCGCGGCGGTTCAAGGACGTTCTTCCAGCTGGATTTCGGCGGCTTTCGTCAACAACGTCATGCGGCGGCTTTGACTTCGCGGACCGATTGAGAGCCTTGACAAAGGCGCCCAGTGCGGCCGGACTTTCCCGGAGAGAGTTTTTCAGCTCTTCCCGGCGTTCTTCCGTGAATTCCTTGCGCTCTTCCTCGTCCAGCTCGTTTTCATACGTGCTGACGGCGTCGTCCACTTCGGCGTTCACGTGGTCTTTCTCCCGCTTTTCCAGCGAGAGCAGTTCATCGAGGCGTCCGAGGATGTCCCTGCTCATGTCGTCGGTGCCGTCAAATTCGACATCCAGCTTGTCAAGCAGGGAATCAAACAGGGCCCGCTGGGCCTTGTCCATTTCCTTGGACGGATATTCTCTATCGTCGTTTTCCATATTGGTTTCTGGGTTGTTTTCCCCCTGTTCGGGGCTTTGTTGTTCGCCCCCGGTCTCCGTGGAGGCGGGGGAAGTCTGTCGGTTGACCAGAGGGCGCTTCCCCTTAATTCGGGGACGGTTGGTCAGGGCGAAGCCTGTCAGCTTGGCGGGACGGTAAATGCCGCCCTCGAACGTCATGCCCTCTCCGTATTCAGTGGAGGATTGCGTATATTCTTTGTCGGCCAGCATTTGCTGCCCGCGTGGCGTCCATTCGATGAAGCCGTACAACTCCAACGCGCCGGAAGGATCGCGGTAGGTGTCCAGCCGCTTGAGCCATCCGAGAGCGCGAGTGTCGCGTGAAAGGTCATGGCTCAAGTGGTCGCCGTCAATGAGCATGCCGGGCCCGTCAAAGGTGCGGGAGTTGAATTCATCCACCATGGACTTGATCGCCTGCTCGTCTATGCGGAGCACCGCAGGCCCCTCGCCGTAGTCGACCTCATGATCTCCGCTTTTCTCGACGTGGAACCAGCCGTTGGCGGGATTGGACAGGTCATTGATTTGTTTGGTACTGATCATCGCTAAATCCTTTCATGAGCCCGGTATAAATGAGCTGCTGCAGCTGCTCGTAAGCGTCGGCGGGGATGTATGTGCCTTCCGGTTCCCGGTTGACGGCAGCCGCTGCGGGATCGGCTGCCTTCGCGTCTTCGATGGACATGCCGATCTTTTCTTCGATTTCGGTTTTCTCGGGACGGACGCCTCCATCCGCAAGAGCGGCAATTTCCTCGGCCTTCTGCAGCGGCGTCTGAACGGTGTCAAAGGTGATTTGGAGGCGGGCCAGCGGTTCGCCGTCTCTCAGCACCAGCGGGCTGATGGAGGCGTTAAAAGCTTCCGCTACCTTGGAGCACACGGCGGAGACGACCGAATTCCAGCTGTCCGTGTGCGCTCCCCCGGCCAGCGTGCCGGAGCCTGATTCATTCAGGACGGTCAGAGTGCCGGCCATTACAAACCGCACCTGGTCCTTATCAGACATGTTGATTCGGGATAGGAAATAGTTTTCGTTGATGTTGGAGGCTTTCAACGGTTCGGCGGTGCAGCCGGGAGGAAGCACAATGGAGGCTCCCGATTTGAGTTCCTCACAGGCCCGTTCCAGCGCGTCCATGACGGCGGCGCTCGCGTCCTTGGGCGCCGTGATGATGACCGGGGCGCTCCCGTAGCGGTCCATATGGTTGTCCCACGTAACTTTGGCGTGATTCCGCTCAAAAGAGGCGCGGGTTGCCGGAAAAAGAATGGGGTTCCGGTGCTCCATGACCACGAGCGTTTCTTCCTCTACGCTCTCGCCCGTGTCGACCCCGATGTAGCACTGGGGATTAAACTGCCATTCGTTCAGCTCTCCGGGCCGCACCCAGTATCGCTGCGGGATGAATTCAAAGCGGCGGCCCCAGGAATCTTCGATGTATTGGAGGTGGGCGTACCCGTAAAACATAGCGGAGGCCAACTGCCCAAAGGCCTGTTGAAGTCCGGTGACGGAGTGATAGAATTCTTCCAGCGCGTTCTGCTGACGCTGGGCTTCCGGGCTGTCGTCCGCGGCGTCAATCTTCCATCCCTGCATGGAGACGCTTTCAATGAGCCGGGAATAGAGCATGCCCATCAAGCCGTCCGAGTAGATGACCTCGTCCCAAATGAGCATTTGGCGGGCAAAGGCTCCACGCCGCGCTTCGTTCCGGGCGTCAATCAGGGTTTGCAGGTCGGCGCCCTGTAACGGGTCCCAATATTCAAACCATTGAGGCTGGTTAGGCTTCCGGCTCTGTTCCGTCAACGCTCGCCGGGCCAGGTCCGTTTCAAGCTCCTTGATTCTGGTCTCCTGTTGGGCTACCAGCTTCGGGGCGTTGAGGATATTTTTGACGGCGTTAAACCTGAGGCTAAAGAAAAGGTGGTTGCAGGGGAAGGAGTTGGACCTTCGATTCGGGGACAGGAACCCCGCGTGATACCGTTTCACCACCCTGCGATTGCTTACATATCGTCATATATTGATATCTTGATATGTTGTCAACCCTAATATCTCCCGTAAGCGCGTTTTGATGACACGGGCCGGGCGTACCAGGCTCCCAGCGTCCGCACCAGTCCGCTGTTCCGGCGCGCGTGCCAGGCCATCACGAGGGCGTCGGCCCTGTCGGGGGAGCAAACGCCGCGCTTTGCCATGTCTTCCTTGCTCTCAATGCGGACGCGGCCTATAGCATCGGTTTGGAGCCGCGGCGCGACCAGCTGTTCAATGGTGTCCTCGTCAATGTCGAGGATGAGTTCTTTATCTTCGATGGCGTGGGCCAGGGCCCGCCATGCCTGGGCTCGCAGATTGACAAAGGCTTGTGTGTCATCCGCCGGAAATCCTCCGCGGTAGGAGTGCACCGGAAAACCCTCGGCGCGGAAGTCGTCAATGATGGGGAGTCCCAGGCCGTCGCCGTCGGCAAAGATGCGGTCGGCGGAGATGCCGAGTTCGGCGGCCTTCCGGCGGAAACGTCCGCGCGCTCCTACGGTGTCCGGGTCGGCCCAGTGGTCGGCGATGAAAAAACGATTGCCTTGCCCCGCCGCAAAGACGTTTTCATCGCCCCCCGCGGCAAAGTCAAAGCCGCCGCAGGTCTCTCCGGTGTCCAGGAAGGGAGGCGGGTTGTTGACCAGCTCCATGAGAGCGCGGCGGGAAATGACGGATTGTCCGTCAAGGTCGGTGAATTCGCCGAGGATGGCCGAACGATAGAAGGAGGACTGCTCCCCGTATTCTTTTTTCAGTCGTTCGGCCTTGCCCGGATCGTTGATTTCGATATGCGGGCAATCCTCGTATTTGACGCGGATTTTGTAATAGAGCGATGAATTTTTGTGAAAGCAGTCGTAAAAGGTGCCGGAATCGGCGCCAGGCGACGAGGTGATGAACGCGTGAAAGAGCGTGCAGCGGGAAACGGCGGTGAAGATGGAGTCCGGAATGGTTTTGGCCTCGTCCAGGACGTAAAAGACCGGGTCCACGTCGGGCGAGATTTTTGGATGCCATCCTTCCGCACGTCCCGCGTTGTCGGTGGAGAATCCCACGGCAAAACCTCCTTCAGGGGTACGGATTTCCGTCTTGTTGAACGTCCAGCCCGCAAAGAACGGATTGTCCATGTAGCGGCGCAGCGACGGGAAGAGCTGCTTTTCCACTTGCATCCACGAAGAGGACGTGACGGGAACCTGGCCCCGCGGAAAACAGGTGAGAAAGTACAGGATGGCCGGCGCAATGCAGTTGCTTGTCTTGCCTGATCCGTTAGGTGCTACCAAAGCCACGCTTTTCCCGCCCAGGGCAATCTTGCCGAGGGATAGCGCCTTGATGGCCTCCACCTGCCAGGGATAGGGATCCAGGCGGAGGATGTGGCGAAGGAAGAAGCTGACGGGGAGGTATGGCCTGATGTCTAGGGATTGAGCTTGCCAGCGATGGTTTCCAGCGCGGTTTTCTCGTCTTCCTGGAGCTGGGCCAGCTGCTCGGGGTCCAGGGTGATTTTCCGTTCCAGCGGCGCCCCGGGAACGCCGGCGACGTCCTGGCGGACCCGGTCTCCAAATTTTTCGGGAGCGAAACGGGCAGCGACTTTCAGCCGGGTTTCAATGGCGAGCTTCTTCGCGGCGACGGAGGCGGAGCCGCATTCCGGGTCAAGGGCGACTTTTGCGGCTTCATCGGCCAGTTCCTGACACGCGTCGAGCATAGCTTCCGACTGCGCTTCCCGCGCGCGTTGAATGAGTTTACAAAACTCTTCCCGTTCGTGCCTCCATCTCCAGACAGTTAAAACCTCCGGCATGTGATCGTCCGAGCAAATGGACTTCATCGTTTCCCCGTTGGCTAAACGGGAGGCTATCTCGTCGGCTAATGCCTCCGTATAGAGGCTGGGCCGTCCTATTTTCTTGTTGGCGGTAGGTGATTGCTTCTTTTTCCTGCAGGTCTACTCTAGAGGACAAGTAGCTAGCAAATCAAGCACTCTGTTTGTTCATTCCTTTCTGGGCCCATTGACAAATCTGACCCTCTCACATATACAGATTTTGTGAAAAAGTGTCCTATATGCGGCAAGGATGTTCCGCCGCGCTACGGAGCGCGGGAAAGCGTATACTGCTCCCGCGCTTGCCTCAAGGCACACTATGACGCCGCCTGGGAAACTATCACCTGCCCCGTGTGCGGAAAGGAATTCCGCGCTAAAAAACTCTTTCGGCGGAAACATTGCTCTTATCCTTGCGCGAATGCAGCCCAGAAGGGGCGGAAAATCACGTCAGAAGCCTTTCAGGAGGCTTGCAAGCATCGGGGAGTTCCCGGCCCCAGGAAGCACCCCAGAACAGGGAAATTTGAGACAAATTGCCATGCAAAGATATGGCTGCTGGAATCCCCGGATGGAGAGAAAGTCACGGCTCGGAATCTCAAACTCTACATGATAGACCGGTACGGCGAAGAAAAGGGGAAAAAGGTCTATAAGCTCCTGGTTTGTGCTGCACAACGCTTCCGCAAATGCGGACATGGCAGCGGCGCCGGATGGCGGGTACTTGCCGCCCCTGCCGTCCCGAAGGAATAAAAAAGGGCAGCCCCGAAGAACCGCCCTTTTTAAGGGAATGAGCGTTTCCGCTCGTGCTGATCTTGTGATCGTTTTAATCCACAGCCCCGGAGGGCTGACGTGTTCCTAGAAAGAACAAATTACTTCTCTCATATTCTGCGCCAGGCCGCAAGCAAAAACGGAATGACAACTTTTTTCACCTTTTTTCATTTTTTCTCTTGCGTTACTATAAATTTTATAGTAACTTAATTTTGTTGACGGGAGGTAAGGGACCGAACGAAGACATAATCCAAATAACAAAACTAGAAAGAACAAGACAATGAACGATAACAAAATCATCACCACGGAAGACGGAGAAGAAATCAACCTGACCGCTCTTGAACGTGAATTTGGCAGCTACAAGTTTGAAGGCAAGACCTACTATGCAGCGCGCCAGATGGAATACACCAACAGGGTTTTCCCTGGCTCCTATGCGGACAAATACGAAGACGGCAGCTATATGGAAGAATGGTCTGCTCCCGGCTATGATGCAGAAGGGAACAAGGTTGAAATCTTCATGGTCTTTGAACAAATGACGGGCGAAGAAATTGAAGGAGAAAACCTCAACTGGACGCAGGACGCTTCCCGCGTTGAAGCTCACTAAATAACCCCCAGGGCACTGGGGGAGCGGCAGCCACCCGCCGCGCCCCCCACCCCCACTCCCCCCCCG